GTTGTAACATCGCTAGGCACTACATACGCTTTAACTGGTGTTTGCTCACGGTTAGCCATAACTCCCGCTAATTGATTAACTCCGCTGTTGCCTACTACGTTGAATTGTGGTGCTGCTCCACCACCACCACTTGCACCACCACTAGATGAACCGCCTCCGCCTCCACTCCCGCCTTGCCCGCTAATTGAACCAGCTTGACCAATTGCGGCTGCCACAATAGATGCGATAGAAGTACCAGCGGTTATCTTTGTTAATGCTATACTTTTAGCGGTTATTGCCGCTTGAACTGCATACATTGGATTTGGCACAACTCCGATAACTGCGGGAACTGCCGCCAAAGATGCTTGCGCTGCCGCTATTCCTTTTGCTGCTCCTACAATAACATCTGCAATCGCTAATCCTTTTTGCACCGCTAAAATGCTCATTGCAATAGCTTTGTTTTTACCAGCAAATTGCATTAAAATATTAAGTCCAGTATCTAGCGCATCACGTTTTGCGTTTTTAATTGCTGCATCTAAAGCCATTTCCTTATCTGCCGCCTCTTTTTGTTGTGCATAGGCTTTTTCTTGCGCAGTAAGGTTTATAGCGTTTAGGTTGTTTAAATGTTGTATTTCTAATTCTTCAGTATCAAACCCATTTTTTACCGCATTATCATACTTAATTTGGTACGCCTCATTTTCTGTTTGTATTGCTAATTCTTGCTCGCTTAAAAGAGCATCCGCATTTGCTTTTTTTGCAGCTTCGATATCATCTTGCGCTTTGTATGATTCCTCTCTTTGTAAATCCCTAGCTTTTTGGGCGTATTCTTGTTGAAGTTTTAAAAGTTCTTCTGCGTCTTTTTTTGCTTGTGCTAATGCATCTTTTTCCCTTTGTTTTTTATTAGCTTTTTTTTCTTCTCCGTTTTTATTTTCTTCTTCTCTTTCCTTAACGGCTTGGTCTGCATTAAAATTGGCAATTTCTAATCTACCTTTTCTTTCTAAATCTAAAGATTCGTTTCGTAACTCTTGTATTCTTTTATTTTGCTCTTTGGTTAATTTATAACCATCTTTTTGAGTTGCTTCAATAGATTTTACTTCTTCATTATTAGCTCTTAATCTAGCGTTAACGCCATCAATTCTAATTTGAGTTAATTCCTTATCGCTTGCTCCTCTTTGTTTTGCGCTTGCTAATTCAATTTGAGTATTATAGTCAATTCCTTTAGCTACGGATTCTGCTAATTCTTTACCATATTCTAACTGCTTGTTAAGTTCTTTTTGCTTTTCAGATAATTCTTCTGTTGCTTCTGAACTTTCATTCATCTTTGCAACTAGATAACCTAACCCAACAACAAGCGCACCTATACCAGTACTAACAATAGCGGTTTTTAAAGCATTAAATGATACTGCGGTTGTCGTTACTGCGCTTGAAAATAATCTTTGAACCACTGTTGCCGCTGCTGTTGCTAAAGTATCAAGTTTTCTAAATGCAGTTGTACTTTGAACTACTGCACTTAACTGTTTGAAACTATCTACGCTTTCGCCAATGGTCTGTAAACCTTGCGACAAAGCCATTGCGCTCTGAACTTTTAAAAGTGTTTTTTCAACGCTTTCAGATTCAACACCTAACAAAGCCATTCCACCTTGCACCGCAGCAAATCCACCCGCAACTCCGGCGAGGGAACTGCTTAACGCCTTAAACTTTGCATCTGGGTTAAATGCATCGGTCAAGGCTTTTGCATCGCCTATCCTATCTTTTAACTCTCCCGCTTTTTTAGCTGCCTCAACTGCTTGTTGTGAAGTAACGCCAAACTTTTCAGATAACGCCGCCACATCGGCTTGCGCTGCTCTTAATTGACTGCGTAAAGAACCAACCGCCTCATCTGCGTTACCTTGTATTTTTATATCAATAACTTTCTCTATTGCCATCTCGATAATTTTTTAAATAATTCCCAGTTATTTGTATATTGATATTTCCCCTTTGCGGTTTCTATTATCTCGTTGCCTTTATAGTCCTCTGCTATTTGTAGCATCTCTAAAATTTGTTTAAGCATATTGATTGATTTGAATTGAAATAATTGTTGGTGCTGCTCCTTTGTAAAACTCTACCAGCACATTATCCGTTCTATTTACACCACTTGCGTTAGCCGGTACAGCAATATTTAAAAGTCCATCTTTGTAAACGTTTCCACCGCTTGTATAAGTTCCAAACAAATAACCAACTGCAACTTTTGACCGCCACAAATCAAAGTCTTTTAAGAATATCTGCAACTCGATTGACTGCGCCGTATTATCTAGTGTCATTGTTTGAATGTTTGACAATCGCAGTATTTCGCTGCCCGCTTGTTGTGCCTCGCTATTGTCTAGTATCAACTCAAAAGAAGTTTCTCCGCTTGTTAGTTCGGGTGTCATTGTATTAATTATGTATCTTTTGTTTGACACGATCATTTTATCTTTTAACTTAATTGAACAAATCAAAGATGTTGGAAGCATAGCTTTTAATTTAAGTATTCTAGTGCGTTGGTTAAATAGATTTTCAATGTATCCGCTATAAAACTTATCGTATAAACCCGTGAAGTTTATATCTAAAAACCAAGATGAAATTTCAGCACCCCAATTTAAAGATTGCACGTAACTTAAATCTGTACTCGCTAACTCCAATTCGTTTGAAAACCTAACATATTCCCCTATGTCGTTTGTCGTTGTACCGTTTGATATTTTAATGTCGGGCGTTACTGACTGCACCCCATTGCAATAAATTAAACTCGGTTTTGGTACGTACGCTTGACTGTTTTTGTCAAACATGGTGGCGGTTATAAAATCCGTTCCTGTTTCTCTGTAGAATAAAAAGTTTTCAAAAGGCAAAGCCACCTCGTAAGTTTCAGCAAACGCACTATTTTGATTTTCAAAGTTTAAATCGCCGTATTCTTTATTAAACAACCCTCTGTAAATTTCGTTTAATATGTTTTCTGACTTGTCGTATTTAAACGCTATACGTTTGAATAATTGAGGCGGGTTTATATCTATGCTATCTGTATCCACATACTGCGTTATATCGTGATTCACACCATCTAAATAGTAATCGGGTAACGGCTGTAAATTAAACGATGTTTCAGATGTTGGAATAACCATTAAATTAAACATCTTTATCAACCCCTCCATAAATGAAACAACGGTTATATCGGGAACAAATGATTTTATGTCGATGTTTGATACTGTTGTTTGTGATGGGCTTGTGGCTGTTAATTTTTGATATTCAGAATATACACCAGTCGTGTAAAAACCTACTCTTCTTTTTCTTTGAATTAACTCACTTGTAAAAGTTATACCTATTTCAGAACTTACAAAAAAAGTAAATAAATATTCTGGACCAACGTTACTCACATTTATTAAGTAATTTATATTTCCGACTCGGTTTAATGTAGATGTGAATAATACTCCATTATTATAAACATAAACATTGTAAGGATTTGTTGATGCTGTTGTAATTTTTAAACTTAATTCTCTATTTATAAAAATTGTATTGTTAACTGGTGTTGCTGGTGGATTGTAAAATTGATTTATAGCGTTAAAATTATAAGTCAATAAATCTGTTGTTAAATCTAAATCATCAAACCCCGCTCCTATTTCTGTATCTATAAAAGCGCCAAATACATCTTCAATAATTGTGTCAGATGCTTTAGCAGTAAAGTCAATTTTTAATTGTTCAGGTCTAATCGTAAATTCATCTTGATTTTTAAGATACAGAAACAATTTGCTAAAAGTCAAACTTTGAATAAATGCCCCATCAAACGTTATTCCGTACGCACCTTGTATGTACTCTAATATTTTCGTTACTCTTATCGATGGGAATATTTCATTAAACAATAGTTTGCCTGATGCGTGCGAAATATCTTGCGCTGGCGTTCCACTATCTAAAAATAATTTTCTTTTAGTACCGATTAATGGGTAAAGTATATCATAATTATCATCTGTTACCCTCGCTTGTATATTTGCAAGGTCGTACAAGTGATTTAACTCATCGTAGTAGCTAATTCTCACGCCATCCTCAAAGTACGCTAGTGCGTTTAATTTGTCATCCTTAAACCTTTCCTTTAACTGCACCAAATTACCGCTAAAGTTTATCGAATAGCTTTCAATCTTATTATTGGTTTTCTTACTGCCTTTTAACGACCACTTACCAAATCGAAAAGGTATTGTATCAATTTCAATATAGCCGTAGTAAGTTATTCTATGGTCAAACGCATCGGTTAAACTCAAAGGATTGTCTATAATAGTTGCTCCTACTTCGCTATTGTACCAATGATACAGTATTTTGTTATTGTGGTCAGATGCGGGAATAGTAAACGCCTTTGAATAGTCAGTAAATATCTTACCTAAATCCCTAAAGTTTTGAATGGATGAAGTAACGCTAATCGATTCATCTGCAAACAATTCTAAACGGTGGCGTATTGGCGTTAAGACGTCATCAATTAACTCATCTATGTAAATGTATAGTGCAACATTTTTCATTTAATCTACATCGTTTATTAAGTTAAAAGCATACTCAAAATTCATTTCGTAATTAATCATTTTATCCCTTAACCTTGTTTTCTTTTGAATTGATTTGTCTTTTAAAACAACTGGCTCGTTATCTAGTAATATAGTTTCGCTTGTCATTAACTCAACAAGTAACTCGATTGTGTTTTCATCAACCCAGCCAGTATTAAGTTTAACGCTTTGCTTCATATCGAAGTTAAACTCTTTCTTTTGCCCTCTTAATGGATTGTAATCAACTGCATCAGCCAACAAATTAAACCCTTTACTCTTTACCTCATAGCTATCTGTTCTAGATTTAAAGAATGTTAGATACTGCCACCCACCAAACGAGTTTATAAACGTGCATTTTACGGGCGTGTAAAGACAGTCATCACCATTGATAAAATAAACCCTTTGTACTTCAGGTTCGCCTCCCGTTGTATCTAATCTTACTTGCACACTATTACCGTTTTCAAGTCCAGCCGTTGCAGTTCGATAAGGCACTTTTAACATAAATATTCCTGCGGGGTCTGTTGCGTTATCAAATACAACAAAGTCCTCAATCGTTGCGTTAGATAGGTTTCTATATCTGTAAACCAAATCAAATCCATCGGCAGGATTAAAATCTACAAGCACGTTAAAATATTGGTTATTATTTGAACGTTGTATTCTAGGGTTTGGATTTGTTAAAATCATTACATCGGTAGTTACCGATTGATTGTAACCGCCTTTATAATCGTTATATCCATTAACCGCAACAAACTCCTGTACTTCTAATTCAGTCCACGCATCGTTTAAATTTACTTTCCAATACGTTGTGACTTCAACCTTGCGCCACATATTAGCATCTTCATCTGTCGGCGTGATTGCACTCGGTGATATGTTCTCAATATAATCTTTTATGTAAGGGGAAATATTAAACCAACAATCTCGGTTAACTACATCGGGGATTTGCTTTTCTAGTGTTACTGTTTTAGTTGGTAGCACTCCCGCAGGATCAATGATATCAACCACGCATTTAGTATAAACTTGCGTTGCTTCATCAACAAGTATTTTATAAGGACTTCTAACAAATATTACTTTCATTTTATTTCTTTTAACGTGAACTTTAAAAACGTTTCAACATCCAATCCGTATTTCTCAACTATGTTTTCATCTAAACTTTTGTAAGATGTATCAAACGCTTCTCTAAAAAACTTTGTTTCGGGTGTACCCTTTAAATAAATACTTCGGCTAATCATTGACACCATTTGCTTACGTGTGGTAAATCTTCCATCCTTGCCACGTGTACCCGCTAAACCTTTACGTACTACCCAACTATCAATCGAACGTCTTAAACCGCCTTTTTCTCCTTTACCACTTCCAAACTTATAAGGTGAGTTTGGTGCTTTTGCACTCGAGATTTTACCTTTAACCCCATAATCTAAAAACTTCCAGTAATCCTCAGCGTAAAAATCAAATCCAATACTGCGAGGCATTTCCTTAGTTTCAAATCTTAACGAATCGGTCAACTTGTTACTTGTATTATGTGAACCGTATTTGCCTCCTTTCTTTAAGTTAGACTTTGCCCTTTCAATAACAAGTTTTCCGAACTCATTTAAAGCCTGCTGTACGTTATCAATCTTCACAACAAACACTCATTGCGTTATTAGGAATTGAAAGCGTTAAATCTACTTTCCATCCGTCTAACATATTCGTAAATTCTAAAAGTATCGGAGTTAAGTCCGAGATGTTTTCAATCTCAATATCAAACTCATTTCTCGCTAACTGCATTTTGGTTAAGGCATAATTAATAATAGCGTGGCACGTGTTTAAATTATCAATCTCATTGTCGTTACCTAGAAACTTATCATTTGATTTTACCTTTGATATATTTCTAATATCTAGCACCGCTATTTCAAACGTGAAAGTATTGCTTTGTCCTGGTGCTGATGCGCTTGTAATATTTATGTGCGCTAATGGAAAGATGTTCTTTTTAACGTTGTCGATAATGTCCGTTCCTTGCGTGATTGTATTAACGAAAGGTGCGCCTTTTATGCTATCTCTAATGAAGTTTAAACAAGTGTAATATTGGTTCATTGCTTTTGTGTTTGTTTAAGTCTACGTGCTTCCTCTTTGCTCTCATCAATCAAGTAAGATAATAACGTGAGTGATTCAAAAAGAGGTTCTTTTCCAACGTCTGAAATTCTAATTTTAAGTTCTCGGCTAATTGTGATAAAGGATTGATACCATCCCCATCGTTCGGTAAAACTTCCTCCAAATTCAGCTTCTCCCTCGCTGCCATCTTGGGAATAGAGCAAAGGGTGGTCTGTAATAATTCGCTGAATAAACTCCAAAAAAAAACCATTGCGCCTCTTACAATGTGCATCGGAGTATCGTTGAAATTTAAAGCCAAAGATTCATCGCCAGTAAATTCTTCAATCTCGTAATAGTCTCCCGCTTTTCTTTTAATCGGTCTGTACATTACTGAAAGCATCAACTCGGTTAATTCATCTTTACCCATACACGTGTCAATCGTTGCGTGTTCCCCTAGTGAGATACGCTCCATATTTGGAATAAAGCCATAGTTTACCCCATTCATTTTAAACGTGTGTGTACGCGGTGGTGTTTGGTCAAGCGTTTGCGAAATTGTTTTGACTATATCTGCAAACTCCAACGCTGGTATTTTCATTACATCTGCAACTTCTATATTGCAGAATATAGCCACCATCTGAATACAGATATACGTTTCGTCATCTATATTATCGGCTACAACTTTTTGATAACGCTTGTACTGTGATAGCGTTATTTCTTTTAAATCTGTGGGAATTGTCAGTCTCATACTTATAAGACTGAAAAAAGTGATTTTGTTTTATGTTATAATAACTTTTCGTGTAGGTTTGATGGCTAACTGCATCATTGCGAAGTATCGCAGCGCATCAATAGCGTGATTCATCGAATCAATCGGCTTGTTAAGTTTTTTGCCAGTCTTATCAACATCCCAACTGTACGCTCTTAATTCTTTGATTAGGTTCACGCTTGACTTTGTGATTAACATTTGTTTTTGTTGCAGTACTGAAATCCCGAAGTTAATCGAGTCCGCACCTTTTACAACCGGTTTAATATTATATCCTGCTCTGCGAATTTCCTCGATTGATTTTGGCTCTGCACTATCCGCCCAAATCGGTAGGCGTTTATCGTGGCTCATTAAGTTTATTATATCGGAGTTGAGTAGTGAAGTCGAATATATTACCTCGTTGCAAATTATTTTACCATCGTATTCGTGAACCTCAATAAGTGCGCTTGGATCGTTGCTATATCCAAAATCTAACCCGTAACCGATTAACTTTGCATCTGCTGGTATTGTATCGATCAGTTCGTAATTCTCGAATATAACGCCCTCTAGCGTTCCGAGTTGACCGAGTCCGTAAACTTTGTACCAATTATCCCAATAAGAAGAAGTTAACGCCTTTGCCTTTGCTTTGGTTATGAAGTTTAAAGCGGATTCTGGACACGCCTCGTTATCTAAATAGTTTACTATTATAAAATCTACATCGCTATCATTTTGCAGTTCGGTATGAAACCAAAACTCATTAGTCGGATTCCAATCTAGGTACACCCCTAATTTAGTTCGTGAAGCGAGTTCGGTGTATGCGTGAAATACCATATTGTTTGCCTCGTTCATATAAAGATAATCACGCCTCGCACCTCTCAACTTTGCATCGTTATCAGCTGAAAAAAACTCAATTTGTGATCCGTTGGCAAACGTATATTTAAAATCGGTTGCGTTCCAGCGATTGTCAAACCAGCGCCCCGTTTCTTTCATTATCTTTTTAAAATCTTTCATCGCGCCACGTTTGAGATGTGGGATTGATTCAGCGACTACACTTATCTCGGTTAAGTCTGTTTTTGTGGCGAGATTAATTAAAATAGGAAGCACTCCAAACGTTTTTCCCGCTGAAGTGCCTCCTTGTATTCCTTTGACAAATTTTGTCAAATTAAGTATTTTATTTATTACTGTGGTTCTAATGAACATTAGTCAGGAAATAATGGTTGTTCGGCTATAACAGTATTCTGTATCTGTTCGGTTAGTCCGTTTAATCTTTGTGTTATGCTTGGATTGTATACGCCAGCCATACCGCCCTCGATTTGGTCTTTACGTGTGTGTTTCTTGATATATGAACAGATAGGTGCGTAATCATCATATCGATTGTCTTTATTCTTTAAATAGTCCCCTAAATCCTCTATAATATCATTGTCAGCTAACCAACACTCAAAACCCTCAATAGTAAGAGGTCTTTCCTTTTCTTTGTAAACTTCTAAAGCATCTTTTCCAACCCAATCTTTAACTATAAAAGGATTGTTTTTAGTTTCCTTTTGATAGGATAGGAAGTACTCTTTTAGCTTTTCGGGTGTTTCTATGTATTTAGTTCTCCCCATCGTTAAACAATTTATCTAAATCTTGAAACATTATTTCTTTTACCTTTTCGCTTTTGGTGTTGGTGTTATCCAAACCGAAGTATTTAAGATATAAGGCTGGAATATTAGGCTTATCACTATTAAACTCTTGGCAGTCCTTACAATCGATTTTACAAATAGGCTTTTTATGTGTCCATTTGTCCATTATAAATTGGCGGTCTTCACATTTAGCGCATTGTTCAATTCCAACTGCCTCTGTAATCTCTTTTACTATTGTTCCGAGTTTTGGTTTTTTACTACGCATATTAATTTCTCTTTTACCATTTTATTAATTCTGTGAACTGTTTGAATGTGAATACCTGTTTGCCTTGAAGATGGTCTTTGTCCCTCCAGTGTTGAACAAACAAACATTGTTTTTTCGTACCAAGTTAGCCGCTTTGTTAGTTCATCAAACTCCGGGAGCGTTATGTATTCATCATCAATAATCTCAAACCTTGTAA